TGAAGAAGATACAGATTCTCTTGTAACATCATTTTTAAAAGAACTTTCTTCAGGAGATGATACTTCTATTGAGGATAAAGGTAAAACTGCGTTTACTTATAGACCTGTGAATAAAATATTTACTGCCTGTAATCGTATTCCACCAGCCAAGGATAGAAGTAAGGCGTGGTTACAGAGGCAATATGTGATTCCGTTTTTAAAAACTTTTAGAGATACTAAGAAAGAAAATATGTTTTTAATAAGAGAACTAACTAAGGAATCTGAACTTGAAGGATTTATTGCTTGGGCTATTCAAGGTTTGAAACGTTTATTAAAAAATAAAAAGTTTAGTTATCCATATGACCATGAGCATTATTATAAAATGGCTACGTATGGTGTGGCTATGTATATTGAGGATAACTTCAAACTTGATTATTCTGATGAACCTTTATTTATTGATGATTTATACGCAGAAATATTAGAATGGCAAGGAAAAAATAAACTTCCACCAATAGAAAAAGATGCCCTTATTGGTTTCTGTAATAGTAGAGGCATAACTTTATATCCTGAAATTATAGATGGAGAAAAGAAGATAGTAACATATAAATTAGTAAGGAGTTGAAAAAATGGGAAAGTGTGATATTTGTGGAAAAAGTATAAAATATAATAGATATATTAAATATAGAAAGAAAATATATTGTATGGAATGCTGGAGAATATTTCAAGAACAAAAAGAGAAAAGAAAAAATAAGAAACAGTTTACTGAAGAGGTTGATTTAAAGGAGTTGGAGGATTAATATTATGGATGATTTGGCGTTTTATATTTCAGCGTTTTTAAATGGAGTAATTGCAGGTTTAATGCTTTCTTTGGCGTTATCTCATTTATAGGAGGATTGGTATGAACAGAGATTCTGAGGTATATTTTGTAGGAGTTCTAAATGGAATATTCTTTGGAGTTATGTTAGGGTTGCTTCTATATCCATTTATATATGGAGGAATATAAAATGAGAGAAAGTTGCTTATCCTGCGTTCTCAAACATCTTGCAGAAGCAACTATTCTTATGATAGAGGCTAAGTTAGGTTATCCTTGGCATAGATATTATGCTATAGGGCACATGGCAGAAGCTGAAGCGGAGAGCTTAGCCGATTTTCCAGAAATAGCACATCGTATTAGAGAATTACGTTTAGATTATATGTCAGGGAAGCATATTGATATGGATGTTTTAATTGATTGGGTTGCAGGAATTTATGAGGATAAAATGAAGCATGAGGGAGAGGAAAATGAAAGCAATGCTAAGTGAGGATGAGAAACTATTGAATGCTATAACTAAGAAAGTGCAAAGTCTTATTGAAAAAGAGTGTGAGAAGCAAGGAATTGACAGAGCGTATTTTGATTTTAAACTTGAGGTTAAAGTTAAAAGTTATGACTTCTCAGAATCTTATAGTATTACATTATTCGATGATGACGTGGCTTATAATTGCAATTTCTGTCATAAGCCAACATATTATTATGATAAAGATTATGGATGGATATGCCCTGAATGTTTGAGGAGGTTGCGACATGAAAGAAAGTAATAAACTTGTAATGTGTGATAGATGTAAAAAACATTATATCGAAACTGACGGAATAATTATTACTATTGGTTTAATGGGAAAACCTATACGATTATGCCCTTATTGTGCTAAAGAGTTTCAAGATTTTTTAAATCATAAACATATATTACATTTACAGCAAAATGGAGATAATACAGACGTTACTTTAACTTATTATCTACCCCAATAATTTTTTATTTCTCCATATAACTTTTATTCTATTTGACCAATAATTAATATTATTGAAATATATAATTTCGTGGTGGAGTGGGTTGGGTAACGTTTTTTAGGCTCTGGGGCACAGTGTCCCCATTCCTTTTTGGGGTGGTTTAATTCAGGAAGAGATAAAAATATTCAAATTGCATTTGGATAGGAAATTTCTTCCTAAGCAAATAGAAGTATTAAATTCTATTGGTAAATATCGTTATATTCTTTATAGTGGTGCAGTTAGAGCAGGAAAAACTCTTCTTCTTGCTCATGCTGCTATTAGAACTTGTATTGCTAATGAAGGGGCTGTTGGTTTGATGGTTTCTTATACAACCCCACAATTGAGGGATGTTGTCTTTAAAACTACTTTACAAGAATTAGCATTATATCAAAAAGCATTTAATGATGCTGGAATAATTATTAATTTAGCAAAATGGACTAATTCTCCGGGAAATATGACTATTAAATTTTTTAATGGTTCAGAATTATTATTCCGTGCCTCTGATGAGGAAACAAAATTAAGAGGATTGACATTGGATTTCGTTGGTATGGATGAGCCTGTTGACATTGATGAATCTGTGTTTAAACAATTAATGAATCGTATTAGTGGAGGGCATGTTAAAAATCCTTTTATGTTGCTTGCTACCAATCCCGATAATGAGAATCATTGGATTTATAAATATTTTTATCGAAATCCTACAGAGGAATATAAAGTTATTGAAACATCTACTTATGATAATATTCTTCTTCCTAACTACCACAAATACATAAAGGAGTTAGAAGAAAACTTAGATGAAGATTGGATTCGTAGATTTTTAAAAGGAAGATGGGGTGCTTTTAGTGGGCAAATATTTAAAGAATTTAACCCCGATAAACATGTTACCAAAGAAGTTGATAAAATGCCTTTTACTCATTATATTGCTGGAGTTGATTGGGGTATCCGTAATCCATCGGCTATAGCTATTATCGGTGTTACAAGAGATAAAAGAGTAGGGGTTGTAGAGGAGTGGTATCATAGCGGTAAAACCTCTACTGAAGTTGCTAAAGTTATAGAGGCTTTTGATAAGAAATATCATTTTAGAAAATTGTTCGTAGATAGAACTGCTCTTGATTTAATTACACAATTAGAACAGTTGAAGTTACCTGTTCACAAATCTAAGAGTGATGTTAAAAGTGGTATTGGTAGGGTTAAAAGTTTACTTAAGTCTGACCATCTTTTTATTCATCCTAGATGTAGAAATCTTATAAGAGAATTTCAAAGTTACAGGTATGAAAAAGATAGATACGGTAATTTGTTAGAAAAACCTGTAAAAGAAGATGACCACATACTTGATGCTACTAGATATGCTCTTGCTACTCATTCTACTTTACGTTTAGAACCTGTTATTGGATTTGTAAAAAAAGAGATGTGGGATTTTTAAGGTGTTAGAATGACTACGCTTGGCGATTATTTAATAAAATTATACCAAAATTATATAGCTCCGTCTAAAGAAGAGCAGAAACTTAGGGAATTTGGTGCTGTTTATCCTGAGAATAGAGATTCTGAATTTTATTCTAAAGATAGTTTTGGAACTAAAGAACTTTCTCGACAGAAACTTAGGGAAGTTGCTCTTCAAACTCCGTTACTGATGAAAGGTATTCGTAAGAAAAGCCTTGATTCTGTAAGGTCTTGGTTTGAAATTGTAACTTTTGATGGAACGCATGTTCCCAGTATTGATTTAAAAATTATACGTGATTTTGAAAAGAGGAGTAGAATAAAATATAAGTGGGTTGAAGCTGTAGTTGCCTCTTATATTTACGGTGATGGGTTTCTGATGATTTTGTATGCTAATGATAAAAATCCTATTGATGAGCCTCCAAGTGCTGGAGCTAAACCATATACTGTAGAAGTATTGAATAGCGAAAATATTAATGAGATTAAATATCATCCTGATAAAGTTAAATTTAAAAAACGTAGGATACTGCATTTTCATTATGTAGATAACATGGCTAATAAGGATTTATGGATTCATCCTGACCGTATTATTCATATTACTTACAATAAATTACCTCATCGTTTATTTGGAAATAGTGTTATAAATCTTCTAAGAAACGTTATTCGTTCTAAAATAAATGTTGATATTGCTACAGGTGAAATTTTATCATGGTTTGCACATGGTGTTTTTGATATTACACAGGAAGGTATGACACCAGAAGAAAAACAACAATGGGAAAAAATAGCTAATAAACATCCGGGTTATTGGATACACGATGAAACAGCTAAAATTGAAGCTGTAAGTCCAGAAGCAATTAATCCAAAACCATTTTATGATTATCTTATTACTCAAATTGCGGCTGCTCTTGTTATGCCGAAAGCAATTTTAGAAGGTATTGTTGTTGGGCGTGTTACTGGAGCTGAAACCAGTTATAGTGATTACTATAAAGATTTAAGAGATATTCAAGATTTAGATTATACTCCTTTATTAGAATGGCTTTACAGCAAGCTTTTAAATTCTTATGGGCGTAAATGGAAATATAACATTAAGTGGAATCCGTTATTTGTTGGAGAACTTGCTGAAGCTGATATACTTGACCGTAGGGTTAAAGCTGCTGTAGATGCTTATCAGGCTGGTATTATATCTATTGAAGAGGCTCGAAAGATTCTTAACGAAGGGCAGATTGTATTAGATTCATCAGCAAAAGAGGGAGAAAAATGACGGTAGTTTTAAATGCTCATGTAACAGGTATTGCTGAAGCTTTATCTCAAATTAAAGGGCTGCAAAAGAAACTTGATAGTGGAGAGATTAGCGATAAGATTGCAGAGCATATAAAGGATTTAGCCATTAAATTCTGTCCCCGAAGTAATATTAATCATAAGCATCTTGATGAATCTATTTATCTTAAAAAAATAAAAAATATATATCAACTTGTTGCTGATAAACCTTATGCTACTTATGTAGAATATGGAACTCGATTTATTCCTGTTGGAGAAGTTGAGAACCCATTTTATTACATTTCTACTGGTGGGAAGTTTTCTTCTCGCCCCTTTCTTAGACCTGCTATATATAAGGGAATAAAAGACGCTCAGCGTATAGTTGATGAAATTGTAGAAAAAATAAAAAGAGGTAGATAAAATGAGAACCATAAATTTGTGCACTTGTAAAAAATGTTGCCCCGTAGTAATAGAACTTGATGATGGGCGAAAGGCTATTAAAGAAACAAGTGATGGAACTACGATATATTTTAACAAAGAGCAATGGCAAAATTTGAAAAAATATATTTTAAGTCAGGAGGGGATAGTTAATGAATGATGCTCCTCTTACGCAGAACGAAATAATGTATTTCCGTAGCCTTGAAGAAGTGTCAAAAAACTATACGGGGTTAAAAAAACAATATGCTCAGTATGAAATGATTATTAAACGTCTTGAGGATATTAGAAAAAAAATTCAAAAAGGAGAAATTTCTCTTCCATTATATATTTCAATTATACCCGGAATGGAATATGCTGAGAACAATAAAAAGAAAGCATTAGAATTTATTGATGAACAGTTGAAATCATATAAAAATGCTTTGAAAGCAATAAATGGACAAATTGAACACCGTAAAGAAGAGTTCCTTGAAACAGGAGCTAGAACTAGGGATTGGCTCAACAAACGTTTTACTAATGAGATAAAGGCTCTTTCAAATGATAGACGTAGCAAAGAAAAAGAAGAAGTTTTATTCGAATCTGAGTTTGAGGAATTGTTGAAAAGTGCTTCCAAGCAAAAAGAATTTAAGAAAGCAGTTAAAACAGCTAAGGCTAAAAATGCTAAACGGGGGAAGTAAACATGGATATTATTCATGGGGAGTATCAAAAGAAAATCATCCGCCTTGCTGAAAGATTAGTTTTAAAGAAACTTGGAACTTCCCATGTAGCTGTGGATGATGACTTAAAACATAGTGGAAACCCTCTTGTCAGAATACTGTATCTCTTACTTCTCTCATCTTCTGCTAAAATAAAAGAAGAGTACCAAAAGAAAACAGTTAGACATCTTGGCGGTTTGGGGTTATGGATTCTTTATAAAGATACTGCTTATAGGGATTATTTCTTTTATCTTATTTATCAACTTTTAACACATGCTGATGAAATATTACCTTTAGTCGAGCCGTATGTCAAGAAACCAGAGGATTGGTATGTAAATCAGTGGAACGAATCTAAAAAACGAACTGCCGAACTTCGTAAGAAAGGATTTGTTCCTTCTACTGAAATGAGTGTAGAAGAAAAGATTTTTACTCCAGCTATTCAAAATAGAAAGATAAAAAAGTATGCTGAGAGATAAATATGGGATTAGATGGAAAGGCTACTGATAAAAGACGTATTCAAGATAATAATGGTAATGTAATGAAATTTAGCTCTGAAGGAGCTATATATTCTAAAACATGTGAAAATTTAAAAGTAATAGAGGGAGATTTATTTTACGCTGAAATATATGAAAGTAGTCTTGCTGATGGGAACTCTATTACTATGGGTATTATTATTCCTGACGGTAATATTTTTCACGGTATACTTTGCATTGAATCTGATGATTCTCTTGTAGCTGAAGTTTATGAAAATGTTACCTTTACTGGAGGTAGTAGTGTTACGGTTTATAATGTGAATCGAACTAGCTCTAATAGTTCTGGTGCTACTATAGTTAAAAATCCTACTGTATCAAGTTATGGAACTAAAATTGAAACTATTATTGGCGGAAGTGCTGGCGGGAAATTTAGTTCGGGACAAAGTCCTTCTTATTCTAGTGGTGCTAATTGGATGTTTAAACCCAATGCCAAGTATCTTATAAAAGTTACTAATGATAGTGGAGATGCCAGTAAAGTTAAAGTTAGTTATTTATTTCATCTTGATGCGGTGAGTTAGATGCCAACTCCTAGAAAAGACGAAACTAAGGATGAATACATAAAACGTTGCATTCCTTATGTTATAAAGGAAGGAACGGCTAAAAATCCTAAACAGGCTTATGCTATTTGTTTAAGTATGTGGAAAAAATATAAGGAGAAGGAGGAAATGAGTAAAGAGAAACGTAAAATTTTTACTTGCGATGCCGTATTAGACATAATTACACATGAAGTAACTTATACGGCTACTATAAATTCTAATGGTAACGTTACTTATGAGGAAAAGAACAAAGCTGTTGAAAAGTATGAAATTACGGCAGCTATCGGTAATCGGTTTATGAATGGCGGTTATCTTAGTGAGGAAGAGATTAAAAATAGCCTCGATAAATGGAACGGAACTTTGCATGATATAAACCACGAAGGCATCGGTGCTTTTGGACAGGATATCCGTTACTTTGTTGGTTATCATACAAATGTCAGATATGATAATGGTGCTTTAAAGATGACATTAAATATCGTTGATGATACGGAATACGCTAAAGCTTGGCGTGGTTATGTAAATCTTTGCAAGGCTGCTGGTAAAACACCTAATGTATCAATTACTTATATGGCAGAGCAAGAATTTATTGAAGCTAAAGAACTACCAAATTATAAAGATTATGGGTTAAAAGAAAACGATAAAGTTCCAATTTTGAAAAATATAGTTCCTCTCGCTGTTTCTACTGTTGTAATTGGTAGGTGTAATGATTCTGATGGTTGCGGTGTTGATACTGGTGAAGAGGAAGAATCAACTGAAAACATAGAAGAAAACGGCGTTGTTCCTAGTAATCCATCTAATTATGGCAAGTCTGAAACATCTTGGAGTGCACCAAGTTTAAAAGATTTTACTTCTAAATCTTGGGATGAACTTAGTGATGCTGAGAAGCGACATATAGCAAGTCATTTTGCATGGAGTGCAACTATGCCGCCTGAAAAATACGGAGATTTGAAATTACCACATCACGAACCTAAATCTGGTGCTGTAAATCGGAATGCTGTTAGAGCCGCCCTTGCTGCTGTAGCTGGTGCTAGAGGAGGGGTTGATATTCCTGCTGCTGATAAATCTAAAGTTCTTGCTCATCTCCGACATCATGCTGAAGAGCTTGGCATGAAGTTGAAAGGAGAGAGTGATGAAGATATTTTGGCATTTTTAAAGGAGGAAGAAGAGAAAGAAGCTCTTATAAGATGGTTAAAAAATTTTGAAAAGAAGGAGGACTAAAATGGCGGAAGAGAAGCCGTATGAAGAAATGTCCCTCGATGAGCTGAAAAAGCTTAAAGAGGAGATGGAGAAAAAGAAAATAATTGAAGAGCTCACATCTGAGGAAAATATTACTCCCGTAAGTGAGCCAGAGAATCCTGTAGAAAATGAAGGAGAGAGTATCATGGATACTGATGCAGCACATATGAAAGTGCTCAAAAGATTTAAAGATGCTGGTGTTCCATTTATAAATTATGAAGACGAATCTTGGTTATATACCAATACTACATCTGATAGTGGCTGTGATGACGATGTTTCTGCTTGGTCGCCAGAAGACGTTTATGCTGGTATAATTTGGGGTGGACTATATTCTAAAGTAGACCTCTTCAAAGTTGCAGTGAAGGGTATCAATGTCAAACAAGGAGATGGAATGACCGTTCAGATTAGAGCATTTGGCAAAATAGGTAATCCATCAGAAAAAGGTGCTTGTGAGATTGGAAGTTGTGCTTCTATTACCTTCAGCACTTACAGCGTAACAATTAAACAATACAATCTTGAAGCTGTTGTTTGTGATTATGATGTGTGGGATGCTGGAAGTGTTGTTCTTGACAGTTACATAAAGGCTATGACTAATGCTTGGGCTGACTACTTTAATAGTCTTATTTACAATGCTCTTAGTGGTGCTACTCCCGGACATACTGAAACACTTGCTCATGCTTTAGATTGCAGCCCTGAACTTAGTGGTTCTTGCTGCACTGACAGTTCATTATTTGACATGTATAATGCTGTAATGAATGCCGTTGCTACTATGAGAGAAAATTACTATGACCCTGACTATATTATCCTATCTCCTACTGTAGCTGCCATATTCAAGAGAATGCAAACTCCACATGCTCCTGCTTGGGGTGGATACGGTATCTCATTTGATGCTAGTGGTAGACTTACCAAACTTGCAGGACTTAATGTAATTGAGTATGAGGGTGCTCAAAGTTGTGCTACTACAAGCGGTGCTAAAGTTGCTATAATTGTAGATTCTAGTCGTGCTGTTGGAACTGCATTTGGTAAGAAACCACAGTTATACAAATTCTTCTTAACTAACAGCAATGCTTACAGACTTGACATGTGGGCATACTTTGGAGTATCTGCTCTTGATACAAATGCAATCTGTCATATCGTCAATCCATAAATACATTAGGGGTAATCCCCCTATTTTTTCTTTATAAGAGGTAAAGATAATGAAATTATTTACCCCCAGAGAGTTCGAAGTTACTAATAATGCTTATCATATTAATGGTAAAGAATATGTTAGAGTTACAGCTACTCTCGGTGTTATTGCTAAACAGAGGTTGCTTAATTGGATGGGGCGTATTGGTAAAAAAGAAGCTGAGAAAATTCTAAGTTCTCGGCAAACTATTGGAACTGTAATTCATAAACTTATTGAAAATACTCTTGATGGAAATGAAGTTCCATTATATGAATATGAATCTGAGATTCAAAATAGTATAAATAAATTTTATATGTTTAAAGAAGATGCAGAATTGAAACCTGTAGCATTAGAGCAACCGATTTGGAGTAACGAATACGGTTATGCTGGAACTATTGATTATTTAGGATATTATAAATCTCCTTTAAAATTCTTTAAACGTAAAAAACCTAAATTTTTAGATTTATCTTATGTTATTATTGATTGGAAAACTTCTAAAGGTATTTATGAAACATATGGGTTACAAGTTGCTGCGTATGCACATGCTATTACTGAATTAACAGGTAAATCTGTTGATGGTGCTGTAATTGTGTTATTGCGTGATGGTAAATTACAATTAAAAGAATTTAATAAAAAAGAACTTGATGATTTATTTGAGGTTTATAAAGCAGTTTTAACTATTTATCATTGGAAATATAAAAAGTAGGGGTTGATATGGGAGAATATTTTAGGCTTATTAGAACTGATACAGCAAGAGTATATACTGCTGGTGATGTAGTTCATGTAGAAGTTAAGGTATATGATACTGACGGCAATCTTGTATCTCCTGATAACGTTAAAGCATATCTTTACAATCCTTGTGGTGATGAGGTTGAATCTCAGTTTATGACAGAAACAGCCACAGGAGTTTTTGAATTAAACTTTAATAAATTACCTGACGGTTATAAGGTTGGAAAATGGCTTTTACGATTTGAAGCTAAACAATCCACTACTATATATAATTATCTCGAAAGTTATATTGTTGTATTACCAAAAGATTCCAATCTTATTTCTGAGGTTCGCTTGCTTGCTGGAATTGATAGTAGAAAACAAATTGATGATAATGAATTAGCATTTATAATTTGGAATGCTTGGTATGAAGTTGCTAAAGAAATATTTGAAGAAGTAGAAGAAACTCCTTGTAGTAATCCTACTACAGGTGCATTATTTGATGGTTCTAATAAATTGTTTAAAATTTCAAAACCTCCTATTGCTGATATAACTGGAGATGGTAGTGTTAAGGGTTATGGAGAATCGTCTTGTGCCACAGATATAGATGGATATTGGATTGATGAGGATGGTATTTATCATAAACTTAAAATTTCTAATGTATCCGATGAAATTGGAACTATAAATATAACACAACTTGACGGAACAGCTATACCATCATCGGCTAAAAGCGTTAAAGTGCATTATTACAGCCAATGGCGATTTTTTGACAAATATATGTTTTATAAAGCTGTGGCATATCTTGCTGCTCATGAGTGCCTTATTAGATTACAATCTTTGAGAGCTACTACTATGGCTGATGTCGCAAGCAATGAAAGACGTATTATTATGTCGCCTAATCGTATGTATAAAGAATTTAGGAGAATTATTAAATATATTAGAAAACCACAAATAGGTGCAGTATAATGGCATATAGTTCTCTTGATGTCCGAACTAAAATACGCCAATTGCTGGGAACTCTCAGATTGAATGAAGATGATGAAGAGGAATACGTAATTTCTATTGATAATCCAGAGTATGCTTCTAAACCTATTTATGTTCCAATATATTTTTCAGAGGAAATAAATAGTAATGTTTTACCAGCAATGCCTTTTTTAGAACTCGAACCATTAACATCTATGTATGAACCACAGGATATAGGTGCTGCTACAAGGAAGATGGAAGAATGGATTACAATGCACTTTTATTTTACGAATATAGATGACATTGTGCCTGAGAATTTTGCTAAAACATTGAAAGATTATTTACAAAATACTATTAGAACCAATCAATGTTCCACAAGTGGTATTACTTTTATGAATATAGAAGAGGAACGATTTGAAAGGGAAACGGATGGACATCAAGAAGTTTATCACTATATTATAACGCTATATGTATTGTATTATGATATATAAAAATGGAGGAGAAAATAAATGGCAGTAGATGAATTAGGAAAGCCATTCCAAGGTAAAGTATGGTATTGGGTGGAAGATACTTTTGGTGGTGGAGAATCAATAACTACATTACCAATCAGTAAAAAAGTTTTAGATGTAAGAATTGAAACTGGAGATGTTTTAGCTACTAAGAGAGGTATTGATAAGCCTCAGGCAGATGCAGCTATAAAACAAGTTGTAGAACCAAAACTGCACTTGGAGTATATACCACAATATGGAGATACTCTACTTGAAGATGTTGTAAACAGAGATAGTTGTGGAGAACTTCAAAGTTTAGCATTTTATATTGGTGCTAATGCTTGTGAATCTGATAGTGATGACAAAACACATTATTATGTAAAAGGAGCTAAGCCAAATACTGTTAGAATAGCAGGTTCTAAAAATACCGAATATACTATTTCGATAGATTTTGATTGTAAATCTATTGCTACTGAATCATCTCAAGTTGGAACTGAACCAACTCCACTTAGCGGTGCTTTTTGTGCATTTAATGTTGCAGGTGAGATAACCAAATCTGGAGGACATGTTGTAAATACTAATCATATTGCATTTATTACAAACTCAATTGAAGTAACTATAACACATAAACTAACACCTTATGCTGACCATGATAGCCTTGAGCCAGATTACATAATTGAAGGAGAACTTGATGTAGAGGGTAGTGTTGATATTACTCTTGATGGTGGTGGAGGCTATCATTTTGCAGAAGTGCTTGCTACAACTGAGTTTGACATTACTGTAAATCTCGGTAGTTCGGGTGCTCCAAAACTTACATTAACCGATTGTCAATGGAAATCTAGTGCTCCTGACATTAATACCTCTGGAGAAGCTATGATAGAATCAGCTCCATTCTTTGCAAAGCCAAGCGATATAACAGCAATTGTTGGAACGGTAAGTTAAATCTTACCTTCTTTCTTTTTATAGTAGATATATTTATCTAATAAAAATAGAAAAGAGGTAGATAAAATGGAAAAAATGAAAGAAGTAAAAATAAAGGTTAGTGAGCAAGAATTTAGGGCTCTAAGTGAGGTATTGTTAAATAAAGCAACTGTATCAGTAACAGAAGGTTATATTATAGGTAACTTTTTACAAAAAATTTTTATGGCTTTTAAAAAAGAGGAGGAGAAAGAGGTAGAAAAAAATGGTAAAGATTAAACTTCCTTTTATCAATAATGGGAAGCCCTTTACTATTGGTGTTTGGACTACCGAAAAACATGAAAAAGCACTTACACTTATGCTTAATGATTTAAAAAACGCTTCTGATGAACAGCGGACTAAAGAGTTCAAATACTATGTTATATTGGTAGGGCTTCAAGAAATTGAGCCTAAACTTACGATTAAACAAATTAAGAATCTGCATGTTGAAGATATTGCAGATTTATTTAATGTTATTTATAATGCTGGAAAAATAGGGGTTATTGTTGAGGAGGATTTTCAGGAGGGGGAGAACCCCCCAAAATCTACTGGGAAGAAGAGTTAGAAAAGTTGCATGAAAGCATGTATACTCTCTATCTTCATGTTGGAAATATGTCTGAAATATTGAGCATGTCCTATTGGAGATTTAGAGAAATTATTGATACTTGGACAATAATGGAACGAAGGAAAGCAGGGCTTCCAGTAGTTCGTAAACTCCGTAAAAGCAATAAAGACCTCATTAAAAATTTGAAGAGGTTAAAGAATGGCAAAGATTAATTTATCTTTTACTACTAATGCTCCTATAACTGCTAAAGAAATTGCTAATTTACATAATCAAATTTCTATGGTGCAAGCTAAATTAGGAGAAGTTAATCGTGTTTCTGTTAGAGCAACTAATACTCAACAAGGCTTTACTAATGCTATAAAACAAGGATGGAAGTCT